CAGTTATATAATTTTAAAAATTTTATGAACGGTAATTGGGATTATTATTCTAAGAATACTACTCATGTTTTATGGGGAACTACTGCATTAACTAGATATTTTTTAAACTTCAAGACTGAATTTCTTTCAAAACAAGACATAAATTTTTATAAATTTCAAAAAGAATATTTACCTGATGAGTTTCAACTATCACAATTGATAACAGAATTTAATACAATTAGAGAGGTATGTTCTGCTTATGGAATAAGTCTAACAGTATATAATACATTTAATTCTTATAATATTCCAAATGCTATCTTTAATGGTTCAGATCTTCTATCATTAGTCACAAAAGATTATGATACTTCTGCTAGAGAATGTAATTGGAAAGACAGTGATGCTAAAACAATGTTCGCTATAAAAAAAGGGTATTTAGATCCTCAAACAAAACACCCAAGCAGGCAGGGAAGTAAAAAAATAGCTTCTCTAATGATTCAGGAGCTTTTAAATGTCTATTAGAAGAATAAATAAAGCATTGAGGGAATTTTTTGAAAATCAGACTTTGACTGATAGTGAGAAATCTTTTATAGTAAGTGCATTAAATAATCAAAAAAATCATCCACAGCTTACTTTACGTCAGTGGCAAATAGTCTGTGAGATTAAAGAGAGATATAAAAATGTCAAAATATCCAGGAGTGAAACGGACACCTAGTGGAAAAATTCAATACAGAGGGACAACATTCGATGGCTTCAACAAACCAAAAAGATCAAACCGTTCTGGAAAGAAAGGTATGGTCCTCGCTAAAGACGGCGATAGAATTAAACTTATCCATTACGGAGACAGCTCTATGGGCCACAATTACAGTCCTGAAGCGCGTAAGAGCTTTAAAGCGAGACATGGCAAAAACATCGCTAAGGGAAAAATGTCGGCTGCGTACTGGGCGAACAAGGAACTTTGGTCTGGCCCCAAAGGATCTAAGAAATCACCACCAAAATCACAAAAATTTACACGAGGTCTTAAAAGACGATGAATGCTGATGTAGTCATATGTAAAAAATGTAATCACAACTGTCATTGTGCTTGGGATCAATGCGATGAATGTACTTGTGAAACTTGTGACTGCGGATCTGTAAAGTCAGATATACCTGACTCCTTTTTAACTCCAACTAACACCTAAGAACATGACACACATACTTAAATTCCATTTAGTTCAAGACTTTCCGGATCATATGTTCTTGCCTCCTATTTCAGCAAAGAAAACTATTCCTGATTGGTTTAAAAAAATACCACCACATAATGAAGATGATATGACTGTCAAAAAGTGTGTACCATTTATTGATGCTATGTCTGTTGGTTATACTATACTAAATCATATGGATATTAGGATTTGGCAAAGAAGTTCTGATGGCGATGTTAGAATTGATTGGATTGATGAAAAGCATAAAAAATGGATGGAGAGATGGCCTCCTATTGAAACTCACCCTCAGAGACAAATTCCTGGCTCACCTATGTCAGGGTTTACTATTCTTAAATATATGAGTCCTTGGATTATTGAAACTCCTCCTGAGTACTCATTACTATTTTTACCCCCTATAAATAGACTTGAAATTCCTATCGTACCTCTTGTAGGTCTAGTTGATAGTGATACTTATCAAAATAATGTTAATATACCTTTTATTCATACTCACTTAGAGCCTGATGATAAAAAACATATTATTCCTGCAGGAGCACCAATATGTCAAGTTGTTCCTATCAAAAGAGATAATTGGAAAGCTGAGTACACTTTTTTAGATAGAGAACAATTAGATAAGCAAGAAACTTTAAGAAAAACTATACAAGAAGATAGAATCGATTGGTATAAAAATCATGCCCATCAGAAGAAGAGATATGACTAGTAAATATAACAAAAATTTTGAATTAACACCTAAAGAATTAGCACTAATTGAGATGTCTTTAATACATTTTAGAATGTCTCAAACAAACAGACAAAAAGAGATTACTAATCTCTTGGCTAAATTTTACCACCAGAAAGTGTGGTACCAACCTAAAGATACTACATATGTATCTGGTTAAAAAGGAGCAGTAAATGAATATTGCAACATTAAGAAAAGAAATTGAACGTGATGAAGGTATTAAATATGAAATTTATCACGATCATCTTGGGTATCCAACATTTGGTATCGGTCACTTTGTAAAGACCTCTGACGCTGAATTTGGCCAACCTATGGGACATCAAGTTACAGAAGAACGCGTAATTGAAGCGTTTAATGAAGATGTCGAAGACGTTTTAAAAGATTGTAAAAAACTTTATTCAAATTTTGATGAACTACCAGAAGAAGCCCAACACATTATAGCTAATATGATGTTTAACATGGGTTATCCACGCTTATCTAAATTTAAGATGATGAAAGCAGCTGTAGATGCTGAAGATTATCAGCAAGCAGCAATTGAAATGAAATCTTCACTTTGGTATAAGCAAGTCACAAACCGCGCCCAACGATTATGTGATCGTATGAGTGCTATTTCATAAGGAGAAATATTAATGAAAAAACTATTACTCGCAGGAGCAATGCTTCTGTCATCTATCTCTTTTGCTTTTTCTGAGCCGCTGAAGGTAGGATTTGTATACGTTGGTCCTGTTGGGGATCACGGATGGACTTACATGCACGATATCGGTCGCCAAGCAGTTGAATCACATTTTGGTGATGCCGTTGAAACTGTTTATGTAGAATCTGTACCAGAAGGACCAGATGCTGCTCGCGTAATGCGTGGCATGATTGCAGAAGGTGCTGATATGGTTTTTACAACCTCATTCGGGTACATGCAACAAACACTACAAGTAGCTAAAGATAATCCTGATGTCATCTTTGAACATGCGACAGGTTATAAAACAGCACCAAATGTATCAGTGTACTCTTCACGTTTTTATGAAGGTCGTTACATCCAAGGTGTGATTGCTGGTCATATGTCAAAGACTGGTAAAGCTGGATATATTGGATCGTTTCCTATTCCAGAAGTAATTCGTGGAATCAATGCATTTTATCTTGGTGCACAAACAATTAATCCTGACTTTGACGTTGATATTGTATGGGTTAATACTTGGTATGATCCAGGTAAAGAAGCTAATGCAGCAAAAGTATTAATGGCAGGAGGAGCTGATATTATTACACAACATACAGACTCACCTTCACCATTAGCAGCTGCTGCAGCCGCAGGTGTTAAAGGTTTTGGTCAAGCATCAGATATGATTCAATTTGCACCAGATACTCAATTAACTGCAATCCTAGACGTATGGGGTCCATACTATATTGAACGTATTCAAGCTGTAATTGATGGTTCATGGACAACAACAAATACTTGGGGTGGTATGGATACAGGAATGGTTGGAATGGCTGACTATACTAATATGCCACCTGAACTTGCAGGTGTAGCCCAACAACTTCAAGCAGATATCACATCAGGTAAATTTAAACCTTTTGGGGATACTTCAGATGCCGACCTAGGTGGTATGATGCAATACGTTGACGGGATTGACGCACAAATTCCAAACTAACAATTATAAGTAAGGGGTTAATCTCCTTACTTTTTATTATATAGGAGACATTCAATGAATGTACTTTGGAAAAAGGTTAAAAAAATGGATTTAGGAAACCCTGTAATCACATCTTTAGTAGGATTAGTTATATTCTATATCGGACTAAAAACATTCTCAGGTGGAATGAAATCTATGGGTAATATGGAACACTTAGCCTGGTTTACTGGTAACGTATTTTATATGTTTGCTGGTGGTATTATTATGACTCTACTATGGCAGTCATCTAGTTTATCAACTACTGCTATTATTGCTCTTGTTGCGTCGGGAGCAATACCATTACCTGCTGCGATTGCTGCAGTACTTGGAGCAAATATTGGTACTACAGGCACAATCTGGTTAGCTGGTTTGCTTGTCTCAGACGGTATGCCGAAGGGTGATACATTACGAATAGCAATGGCTCATACTGGTGTCAATCTATTGATGGCAATGGCACTCCTACCGTTTGTTGGACGAATTGCTCAGTTCTTAGGTAGATTTTAGCTTTCAGTATAAGCATATTTTTACTTTAACTAAAGTTGCTCTTTTTACAAAGTGCAACTTTTTTTTGTGTGGACTGTTATATTATTTATTCGTATAATGGCTTATGGGAATGAAACTTTTTTTCGCATCATTAGCAGTTATGGGAGCTATGTCTCTTGCGTTTGGGTGGTATTATAAAACTTCTCAAGCTCGTATCTCTATACTTACGGAGAATACGGCTAAGTTAGAAGTAGCAGTAGAAACTGCTGAATCCAGTATTACTCTCTTACGAGACGAAGCTGTAAAAACTGCTGAGTTACAAATATCACTACAAGGTAAATTACAACAAGCGGAAGCTTATGGTGATAACTTACGCAGAAAACTGCGTGATTTAGATTTATTAAGTGATGCTATAAGAGATGCGGCAAATTTAGAAGGACGAATGAATGGAGCTACGGCAAAATTATGGCGTGAGATCATGGATGAAACAGGCAATGATGGTGGGGGTGAGCGTTCTCTTCCTAAATGGTTGCAGCTTGATACCGGAGCCGGAAGTCAAAATAGTGACGCAGACGGTGAAGGTAACAACTCCGATAGTAGCACGCCCGAAACCAATTGATTTAATTGATACTAGAGTTTATGTAGTAAATGAGAAAAATCTAGAAGGTTTTATTGAAAAATTTAAAGCTGAAAATGGGGATTTAGCTTTTGTTGCGCTAAGTGTGAAAGATTATGAAAACTTAGCACTAAACGTGGCGGAACTTCGCCGCTTCATTAATCAACAAAATGACATTATTATTTATTATGAAGATGCACAAAAAACTGAAGAGTAACGTGCGTCTGGAGATCTTATGAAACTAAATTATATCACTGCTTTTCTACTAGCAGTTATTTTTTCGACTAGTGCATTTGCACAAACCGTAGTAGAAACCACTACTAAAAGTACTTCAGATGTGACAACAGACGGTAAAACCATAGTAATATCACCACCTACGTCGGCCATTTCTCCTACTATAGGATCTTCTACGTCTGACCTTTGTATGTCGGGAGTAAGTGGAGCAGTACAAACACAAATACTAGGCATTTCTTCGGGAGAAATGGTACGTGATCAAAACTGTGAAAGATTGAAAATTTCTAAAACACTTTATGATATGGGAATGAAAGTTGCCGCAGTAAGTGTACTTTGTCAAGATAGAAGAGTATATGATGCTATGGAAATGGCAGGCACTCCTTGTCCATTCTTAGGTGAAATTGGACAAAAAGCTACAGATCAATGGAAAAACAACCCAGGTCGTATTCCAGAAGCTGAAGTAATGGAGACTAAAAAAGATGTTCAAAAAAGAAACGGTGCTATTGCTGCTGGCGGTATTGGGACTGCTTTGCTTATGCTCCTCTTACTCTAACGCACAAACAGCCTCAACAACATCAGGTACGACTACTGATATCCTCATATTAGGGGATGGTTGGACAGGAAATTTGTCTCAGTGTACCTATGGAGTTGACTGTTGGGCAGGACAGACTGACAACGGTGATGTTCATAGCGGTGCAGGTGCTGGTGGTGTACAAGGTACTTTCTATTTTAGTGGCACTGAACAAACCATTACAAATACAATTGCACTCAGTATAGCTTTGCAAGCAGCAGGCATACAGGTTGATGGATATAATTACAAATGGGTGTATAAAAATGGTAACGCTCATTATTATCAGCAGCAAGGTGATCCAGATGATTTAGAGATTGTTGTTAATGTATATGATGACAGCGGTAATTTATTCAAGAGTTATACTTACGACTACAGCGGCACCTTCACTGGATGGGTAGAGGACACAGGCACAGAAACATTCAATACGCCCTATCTTGATCCATCTATGTTTGGTAATGTAGAAGTAATGGTTACAGGTAAAGACATTGCTGGATGGAGTGGTTATTATGGACCTGAGTTTAGATGGGAAGAATCTGAAATCACAGTCAACTACTCTGCAAATCCTTGCTATCAAAACCAATTATATGATGCTACCTGTCCAGGTTATGCACAGGCTTTATTTGATCAGCAATGTGCTGCTAATGCTTTATATGATCCTACATGTAAAGGATATACGGCCGCCTACTTAAATCAACAATGTACTGCTAATCCTTTATATGACGCATCCTGTTCTGGGTATGAATCAGCTTATCTTATTCAACAATGTACTGCAGACCCCTTATATGATACTAGTTGTGAAGGCTACGAAGCTGCTCAATGTGATTATGACCCTCTTTATAGTGTTACTTGTACAGGCTACCAGCAAGCATATTATGAGCAACAGTGTTCTTTTGACCCGCAGTATGATAAAGGATGTAATGGTTATCTTGCAGAATTAGATTTTGATGTTGATGCGGAAAATCTAGATTATGATACCACTACTAGTAGTCCTGCGTATGTTGTCGAAGGCCAGCCAAATGTTTATGAAACTAATAATTTACCCCTATTTGAGCCTGTGTACGAACAAGATTCTGTACAACAAGAACCAGAAATGTTAGATTTAGATAGTGCCATGCTAGAACTAGAAGATGATATTGAAGCAGAGATAGCACAATTAGAATCTGAAGCTGTTGAAGAAGAAGAAATAGAAGACGATATCGAAGCAGAAATTGCCGCTTTGGAAGAAACTGAAACAGAAGAAGTCGTACTTACTCCTGGAGGAGAAGAAATAGTAGAAGATGATATTGAAGCTGAAATTGCTTCTTTAGAAGAATCGGCTGAAGAACAAGAAAGCCCTGAAAAAACTTCTACTATTAGTACAAAACAAGATAAAATGAAAGAACTAATAGCTAAAAAAGCAGTTCAAACAACAAAAGAATTAGAAGAGGCCGTAACCTTAGAGCAAACAATTAATATACAACGTAGATTACTTGCACTAATAAGTTATGTCCCAGAATTTAAACAGTATTATCCTAAAGAGGTAAATCAAGTAGCTTTTTATCCACCAAAACCTACTGTTGATCACTCTTACTCAAGATGGTTTTTAAACGATCCTAAGTATTCACAATTAGAGAATTTACAATATTCTCAACAACTAAAATAAAGGTATATTCAAAAACAGAAATAAAAACTGTATAGAGTAATTCCCCCAAGGAGGTTACTATGGTAGTAGCAGAAGTATTAGCAGGTATATCGCTAATTAAAGCAGGAGTTGATTTTGTTAAATCAAATATAGAAACAGCACAAGATATAGGTAATTTTGCAGAAGCAATTGATAATGTATTTCGCGGTAAAGATGAGGTTGATAAAGCAAGGAATAAAAAATCTGGTGTAGGAGGTGTAGGAGATCAGCTTGGTATTAAGAGTGTAGCGCAAGAGATGATTGATGCTAAATTAGCAGAAGAAAAAATGGAAGAGATGAGGTCTATGTTAAACATGAGATTTGGACCTGATACTTGGCAACAGATTGTAGATGAAAGATCTAGAAGAATTGCTGAGATTAAAGATGCTCAGAAAAGAGCACGTATTGAAAAAAGACGCAAAGATGCAGAGTTTTGGCATTTGATTCAACAAGGTCTTATTGTGTTTGCCGTTTTTGTCGTAGCTGTATTTGCATTTGCTTACGTGGTTGTAATAGGATGATTCTAGGTTATCTTACCCTTTTGCTTATTTTTGTGTTAATATGTATAGTAGGTCATAATTTATTTATGGCAATACAGATTGAAGATGAACAATGGGAATATGAAAGGTTTTTAGATGTCTTACAAAAAGAACGATCCTTACACTATGCTAACAAACGGTCCGCTGGAAAAACATACAATGTTACCTCGTATAGAACTCATTAGGCATAGCCCTTCTGCATGGTATTCAGCAAAGCGTTTAAGAAAAATTACAGGCAACAGACGAAAAAAGAATGTTGCTATTAAGGTGTTTTAAATAGGAGAAAAAATGGCCGAGATTGAATATGGAGGACTTAAAGTAGGAGGTAGTAAACTACTATTAATATTACCACTTGTTGGTACCTTAGGAGGTGCTTTATGGGGAGGCTTTGAGTTCTATAAAGACTACATGGATATGAAAGAACAAATCCAAAACTATGTAGCACCTGATTTATCAGAATTTGATAAAAGACTCGCAGTATTAGCTGAAGAAATGAAAATAACCAGAGAAGAAGTAAATATTGTTCGTGATTCTATTAGTGAGCAGGTTGACTTCATAAGAGACACTAAGCATGATTTACGACAAGATCTTGTACGTATGGAAAAGATTTTAGATAAAGTTGAAAACGATATTGATTCTGTAGAGGATGAAGCAACGGCACTTATGGACAGAACTAAATCTGATTCAAGAACTATGATTGATGATGCTAATAATCGTTTTAATGATAAAGTTTCTGGTATGGAGGGGTACGTAAAGCGTGAACTTCAGTCTTTAGAGAAACAACTTGAAAACAAACTTACAAAAGCGCTAGATAACCCTCTAGCAAATAGATAGGAGATTATTAATGTGGTATTTCTTACTAACATCAATAGCAGGCTCAATAATTGGCTCGGCCTCGGATTCGTGGTTTAGAGACACTAAGCTAGGAGTATGGACTTATGCTAAACTGGATTCGCTCTTTACTTGGGCGTCAAAAAGATACGGACTTAAACTACTCACCGATGAAAGAAAGCGAATGGCTAAATTCCCCGAACTCACCAAACGACTTGACAGTATCGACGCTCGTATCCGATTACTCGAACAAACGTCCTCTAACGGAAACTCAAAAAATGGTTATCAGGACTCGATATAATACTTGGGAGAAAGACGGAGTTGAAATAGACTTCTAGGAGAAATATATGTCTGAAGAAACTAAAAATCACCATCCCGCTGATACTAACGGCGATGGAACAGTAACAGAACAAGAACACCTTATGTATTTAGAATTTAAACGCAAAGAACTTGAGGATAATGATGCTCAACGTGATGCGATTCGTAAAATGGCTTGGTTTTCTTTAGCTGGTTTGTTATTATACCCAAGTGGTATATTTCTAACATCTTTACTTGGTTTAGATAAAGCCGCAAATTTAATAGCTGATATAGCACCAACTTATTTTGCATCTATTGCAGTTTTAGTATCTGCATTTTTTGGAGCTGACGCTTTAAGGAAAAAATAGTGTGAAACCTTATTTTGGTATAGCTAAGTTATCTACTCTTTCTTTAGAAGAACTACCTGGATATCCTGGTATTAGTAACCCTGCTGGTCAGAAATACTTTGTAGAGATTTATAATTCTATCAAGAAAGATGGTGTTAGATCTCCTATAGTGGTTAAACAAATTAAAAATGTTAGACATGTCCTTTTAGGAGGAGCTAGGGTACGTGCTTGTAAGCTTTTAGGTATTACTGAGGTTAACGCAATTATATTTTCTGAGGAACCTATTATAGATTTTTCAGAAATTAAAACTTATGAAGAATTACTTTCTATTTCTAAAACTAGGAAGCTTGTTGTTACAAAAGAGTTTAGTGCCTATGAACTTTAAAAGAGCAGTAATCGAAGTGAATGGGGGTTGCAACTATACCTGCCAAATGTGTCCACAAACAAACCCAGGACGCTCCAAAAATTTCCTTAAAAAACTATCATTAGAAGATTTTCACTACGCTTTAGAACAGGTAGGTCATACTGAAGCAATTCAGCTTGAAGGTAGTGGTGAGCCTACTCTTAACTCTAATCTCATGGATTATATAAAATTAGCTAAAAACTATACAGACTCTGTTAATATTTTCACTAATGGGTTTAGATTTAAAGGCGACTACATGAAACGCTGTGTTGATGCTGGATTAGATCTAGTAAGATTTAGTGTAATTGGTTACAGTCCTTCTACTTATAAAGATATGATGAACGTAGATGCTTTTGATACTATACTTCAAAACGCACTTGAACTTAAAAATTATACTAATCGTTGTACCCTTTCTTCTTATCATCTTATACTAGATAATGATAATATTAATTTTGAAATAGACCAATACAGAAAAAACTTTATTGATATTGTAGACGCTAAAGCAACTATTTGGAAACAACATAACTGGTCAGGAATGTATGATAATCCTTATCAAAGAAAAGGTAGTAAAAAATCTTGTGGCAGACCTTTTGCAGATGAAATTACAATTCGTGCTGGAGGATTAGATGGTGAATGGGGAGCTGTTCATCCTTGTTGTCAAGTATTGGGAAGAGATGATGAGGCTGTTTTAGGACATTTAAGTACGAATACAGTTAAAGAAATATATGAAGGCGAAGCATATAATAAATTAAGAGAAGCACACACTAACGAAACATTTGATGACATATCTTATTGTAAAGATTGTGATTTCTTGTACGATGATAATGACGTTTTAGTTTATTCAAATATAGAAAATTTCAAACTAAGACAGATGATGACAACATCTTTATACCTATGAAAGTTTTAATCGTATACCCTAACTTACCTATGATGATTACTCCTGCTACTTCAGTAGCCATATTTACCTCTATACTTAAAAGCAAAGACTGTACTGTAGATATATTTGAAACTACTCTTTATTCTGATCACGAAAACGCAGGTATGCTTTATAAGTCTAAACTTGGAGGAGGTCGAGGATATAGTTTATCAGATCTTGGGATGGATCTTCAACCTACTAACATGATTGTAGACGACTTTGTAGATAAAGTCTCAACCTTTAATCCAGATTTATTGCTATTTTCTACTGTAGAAGATACTCTTGGAGACACCTTATTACTGTTAGATTCTATAGCTCATCTTAGTATTCCTCATATTGTAGGTGGCGTTTTGCCAATAAACGATCCACACTTTTGTTTGTCTCATAGTCAGATAGATACTATTTGTAGGTTTGAAGGAGAGTTAGTTCTTTCAACTGTAATTGATAATTTTGAAGATAACTGGAAAGATACTGACGGGCTATGGTACAAAAAAGATGGTAGTATAGTTAAAAATGATAACCAACCTCTTGTAAATATAAATGACATTTTACCTGACTATTCTTTATATAATCCTGTAAGATTTAATAGACCTATTGGAGGTAAAGTTAGACCTACTATTCAGTTTGAGACTTATAGAGGCTGTCCTTATTCTTGTACTTTTTGCAATAGTCCTACTACTAGGTATTTAGATAAGAATTACCTTAGAAGAAAAACTATGTCACAAGTTAAACAAGAGATTCAACATTATGTAGATAATTTTAATCCTGAGTACCTATTTATCATTGATGATTCTTTTCTTGCTCGCCCTAAGAAAGAAATTATAGAACTTTGTAATATACTACACGAATTTAAACTTCCTTGGTGGTGTAATACAAGATTAGAGAATGTGGACAAAGAAATACTAGCAGCTATGGAGCATGGATATTGTGATCGAATACAGTTCGGAATCGAGTGTGGTAGCGAAGACTATAGACGAGAAGTATTATTACGAAATGTTTCTAATGATTTGTATTATGAAAAGGCAGATATTTTAAATAACTCTTCTATACCTTACGGGCTAAATGTAATTATAGGATTACCAGATGAAACTAGAGAAATGGTTTTTGAAACAGTTGACTTAGTTAGGAGTATTCAAGGGTATGATGGAATAGGAGTTTCCATTTTTATTCCTTATAGAGGCACCTTATTAAGACAATACGCAGTAGATAAAGGCTACTTACCTTCTACCTTTACTTCAGGTTCAGGATATTTATTAGGAGGATCCCCTCTTGTGATGCCTAAACCGTATTTACAACGGGACGAGATCAATGATTTATCTAAAAAGTTTAAACTTTATTCATACTTTGATAAGATGTATTGGGATGACATTACAGAAGCTATAGATACTTCATACTTTGATGATATTTATGAAAATAATTTTTACACAAAATACGCTATTAGTGGAGAATTACATAAAAAAAGACGCAAACAGAGTCCTTGGGCTTGTGCTGCAAGTGATAGCGTAGATATACATAATTTATTTGCTTTAAGCTCTATTTAATATTATAATAATTAAAATAACAATGGAGACCCCTTATGGAATACTTTAATCAAGACCGCTCTGATTGGCGCTTATCTCAGTGCTGTCAGTGGCATGATAAAACCCTTGCAAAAAGGTATAACTTTGGTACTACAACCAAGACCTATGCTTTGAAAGAAGGAGGTAAAGAACGTGTTCAACAAAAAGCTATTGCAAACACCAAAAAACTACTTGACATCCTTACAACGTATTTTCCTAATCAACCATACAATTTGCGGGCGTTTAGAATATCTAGTGAGCTATTTCCTTGTTACACTTTGGACTTCACTCAACCGTGGTATGAAGAGATTTGGGACGAGTTATCGGAGATTCTTACACTTGCAGGACACGCAGCAAGGAGACATTCTATTCGCTTGTCTACTCATCCTGCTCAGTATACTGTTCTCGCTTCTAACAACCCTGATGTGGTAACTAAATCAATAGAAGATTTAGAGTATCATGCTCTATATGGTTCTATGATGGGATTACCTGCACAAGACTTTTCTATGAATATTCACTTACAAGGATTATACGGAGGAAAACACGAAGATGGTATTAAACGTTTCGCAACCCACTTCCCATACTTATCCGAGTATGCACAAGGATGTCTCTCTGTTGAGAACGAAGATAAACCCAATGGATATGACATCGCCCACACACTTGAACTTGCCCAACGTATCCCCATTCGTTGCACACTCGACACCCACCACTATGCCTGCCATAGAATGGTTGAGACAGAGAAAGTCTATCTTGGAGAAAAAACCGTCAACCGCAAGGTGCGTGATGTGGTACATATCACAGCGAGTAGTGATTACTTCAAAGAAGCCGTTAAATCTTGGAGAGGGGTAAGACCTCTATTTCATAAATCTCAATCATTCCATCCTGACAATGAGGCTTACTGGATGAAACCTAATGCTCATTCAGAAACCTATTGGGATGAATATCTTATGGCTAACCATGTACCTATGCTTGAGTATGCAGATTTTGATATTGAAGCAAAGCATAAAGAAGTAGCAGTACAAGGATTTTACGACTTTATTAAACAAGAGCAAGAATTTGCTAACGAAAATGTAGAATTTAAGAGAGTAGCATGAGTATACAAGAAGGACCATTTAAAACATCCCTTGGAGCAAACTTAGATAAATGTATTAAACAAGAATTAAAAACTTATACTTTAGAGGACGGTAACGTAGTTATAGAAACTGCAACACGTAACTTTTTTGCTGATGATTATGTGGATGATGTACGTAAAGAAATTCTTACGCTAAACAGATGATTCTAGTTTGGATAACTTTTATAACCGCTATTTTAATATCAGCAGTTGCGGCTTGGTTTAGTGTTTTAGGGCTAACCCAAATATTCGCAGCTGCTTTTATACCTGTAGCTATTATGGGTGGGGTATTAGAACTTGGGAAAGTAGTAGCGGCTGTATGGACTCATCACTACTGGACTGATTTAAATATAGCAACAAAAACTATACTAGTATCAATCATAGGGTTACTTATGATTGTTACTTCTCTAGGTATTTTTGGGCTACTGTCTAAAGGACACTCTGAGCAAGAAATGCCTGTTAAAATTGTAGAACAAAGAATAGATTCGTATGATGTCCAGATTGGTTTTTCTAAAGATAAAATAAATAATCTTCAACAAAGATTAACTAGCTTAAATACTGCTATGGATAAGTATGTCGAACTTGGAGCAGTTTCAAAAGGGTTAGATAAAACCAATGAAGGTATGTCAAACCTTGAGTCCCAAATTCAACAAGAGTTAGATAAAATTCAATCATTAGAAGAAAATAAACTCTCAGAAAAACTTTCTATAGCAGGACTTGAGGCTGAACTTGGTCCTATTAAGTATGTGGCAGTGCTTATAGGAGATGAGTCAGGTTTAGAAAAGGCTGTCTTGATAGTCATTTTTATTATCATATTCTGTTTTGACCCTCTTGCTCTCATGTTAATTATACTTTCTGTAGATTCTATATACGGAATAAAAAAGAAACTACTTGATCCAAATGCTTATTCTAAGCTCAAAGCAATTGAAATGGCTCAAAAAGAACTTGGTGTTAAAAAATATCAGGTTGAGAAAATGAGCAAAGAAGCAATTATAGGTCTTATCAACAATGCTAGATAAGCAAATTATTCTAGTGCAGCCTAATTTCAGACAGGGACCAAAAGAACTTAATGCTTACTATCTCCCTTATTCCGTTGGGGTTCTATGGGCATACGCATTAGAGTCTAAAATAATTAAAGACAAATATAGTTTAAAAGAAATAATCTGGAAAAGAGATCCTATTGATCATATTATTAAAAAATTTAAAGATGCAGACATAGTTGCATTTAGCACTTATGTATGGAATAAAAATTATAACTACAAACTAGCAAAAAGGATTAAAGAACAAAATCCAAAGTGTATTACTATCTTTGGGGGTCCAGAAATTGAAATTGAAAATACTAACTTGTTTAATGATTATCCGTTTATGGACTATGTTATAAAAACAGAAGGAGAATATGTTTTTCAAAAGCTATTAGAAGATTTTAATAATAGTTATAATATTAAAGGACTTTTAATTAATCAGAATGGCAAATTAGTTAATACAGGTAATCCTCAACGTATAGATAATTTAGACACTATTCCCAGTCCTTATCTTACTGGAGTTTTTACTAAACTTATAGAACAAAACCATGATGTAGAATGGAATGCAACACTAGAAACTAATAGAGGATGCCCCTATGCTTGTACATTTTGTGATTGGGGTAGTCTAACTTACAGCAAGGTTAAAAAGTTTAATCTCAAAAGGGTTTTTGAGGAACTTGAATGGATAGCAAAAAATAAATGTGGTTTTGTTAGTGTAACTGATGCTAACTTTGGTATATTCTTAGAACGAGATAAATTAATCGCAGATAGATTATTAGAGGTACAAGAACAATACGGATATCCTTATACATTTAGTGTTACTTGGGCTAAAAATCAAAAAGACGGCGTAATTGACATTGTAAAAAAACTTACAGATAGTACAAAGTTTAATCAAGGACTAACAGTAAGTGTACAAAGTATGGATTTAAAAGTTTTAGAAAATATTAAACGAAAAAATCTAAATCAACATAAAATAGAAGAAATATTTAAAATCTGCGAAACTCGTGGTATTCCCACCTACACTGAGGTTATACTAGGTTTACCAGGAGAGACTTTAGAAAGTTGGAAAAATAACTTTTGGGAGTTGTTTAGGGCGGGCGCCCACACTGGCTTAAATATATTTCAAGCACAGCTTTTAGAAAATGCTGAAATGACTTTAGCACAGACTAGTGCTTTTAATATGTCCTATCAAACTGTATATGACTATATGAGCGGCAGCTACGATGAAGATCCAATTAAAGAAGGAGTAAAAGTTGTAACCTCAACAAGCACTTTAAGTTTTGAGGAAATGCTCGATGCACAAGTATTCAGTTGGTATTTAAATACGTTTCATGTTAACGGATTAACAAACTATATTAGTAGATACTTAGATAAATTTAATATTGCATTGTATAATACTTACTACGAAGGATTATATGAGTATCTAAAGAAAGATAACTGGTTCGCTAATCAAATAAAAGAAACTAGATTTTATTATAATAAATGGATGACAGAAGGTAAAATTAATCATCCAAAAATAGGCAATGTAGAAATACATGGTTGGAATCTTATACATCGTACAATACTTACAATACACGACGAAAAAATGACAGATCATTTATACCAACGTGTATATGATTATTCAATAGATTTTTTTGATAATTATCTAGTGTTTTCAAATTTGTTTAAATTACAACGAACATATTTTATTGATTACGATAAAATTAAACATTATCCTATGGAAGTTAAACTTGACTATGATTTTCTGGGTGATAATTTTGAAAACGAAACCCTTTATAGTTTTAACTTTCCAGAAGATAAGAATATGACTAAAGAAACTTTTTTAGAAAATATTTACTTTAGAAGACGTAGAAATTTTGGAAAGGCATCTGTATGCAAAGTACTAAGGTAGTTAAATTATGAATATAGGATTTATAGGATTAGGTAAATTAGGCATGCCTTGTGCAGAAGTTATTGCAGAAAAAGGACATGGGGTAACAGGATATGATATCGTTACTATTAAAAGCAACAAAGTAACAGTTTGTTCTAGTATCAAAGATACTGTTAAAAATAGAGATATCATATTCGTTGCAGTACCTACTCCACACCATTCAGACTATGACGGTAAAGCACCCACAGCTCATTTAGAACCTAAAGACTTTGACTATAACATCGTTAAAGATGTATTAGCAGAAGCAAATAGGTATATGAATAGAGATCAATTGCTTGTGCTTATTAGCACAGTCCTACCTGGAAGTACGCGACGTGAGTTTATTCCTTTGATTACTAATACTAGGTTTGTATATAATCCTTATTTAGTTGCTATGGGTAGTGTTGCATGGGATATGGTAAATCCTGAGATGTTAATGATAGGCACAGACGATGGTAGCGAAACAGGTGATG